TTAACTGTTGTCTGTCCACCACCTGTACCTCTAGCGGCTTGTGTTATTTGACCTGTGCTATTTGGTACAAACATTTCAGGCCCTTTTTCTCCTGTTATGATTGGTTGTCCTTTTGATACTGCACCACCACTAGCAAATTTTGGTAAAAAGCTAGTAGCAAACCTCATTAAACTACTTCCCATACTATCATTTGCACCTGATATAGTTGCTTGTACTTTTTTCTCATTTGTAATCATTTTTTCTATACCAAGTTTTGTTAATAGTTGTTTTATTTGAGTGTTTTCCATAGAAATAGAAATTGCTTGTCTTGCTATCTGTTCTATTAAAACCGCAATAATTTTACCTAAAACATTTAATGCCATATTTCTTAATGTGTCAGATAATTTTTCTCCAAATACTAATGATCTTGATAATGCTTCTGACATTTTTGTAATACCACTATTTATGCCCTCTGCAATTATCATTCTAATATTTTCTTTTTTCTTTTTAATATCTTCTAATACACCATTGTTAAGTTCTTTAAATTTAGCAATAGCTTTTTCAGTTGCATTAGGTATTCTAATACTTAATTCATTTGATGTGGTATATATAAATCCATCTACTTCTTCTACTTCTTTTTTTACAAATTGCATTTGTTTATGTAAATCTCTTGCGTGTGGTAGGATATTCTTTACACCATCAGAAAAATTTTCAAAACTATCTTTCATATTATCAAATAGTTTTTCCATACCTTTAAATGCTAAAAATATTGCACCACCTTTTGCTATTGCTTTTGCAATACCTAATAAACCACCTTTAGTAAATAAAGTTGCAAAACCAAAAGTCATCATGGCTTTTGCTACATTTGTTAATGCTATTGCTAAATTAGTAAATAATGTGACTACTTTTACTGATATTAAAAGCATTATTATATTTTTAAAAATATTCATATTATTTTTTAAAACAATAATTGCATCTGCAACTTTTTTTACTGCAAAACCTAAAGCAATTCCGATGTCTTGTGCTATTTGATCTATTTGTTTTGAGTTTTGTTCTAAGAATTTATCTAAAGCACCAAATTCTTTTTTAAGACTTTCAAATAAACCAGCTTCTAATAATACTTTTTTAAAGTTAAATATTTTATCTCCAATCATAGATAAAGTTCCTGTAAAGGTTTCTGCTAATTCATCAGTAGCTTTTCCAAATCTTCCGCCTTTACCAAAAACTTCTTCAAACTTTTGTACTGTATCTTCTATTGATACTGCCGCACCAGCTTGAAAACCAAGCATATTTCTAACACCTTTTTCTCTAAATAAATCTGCCGCACCAATACCAGCACTAAATGATCTTTGTATTTGTTCAGCAGTTGTTCTAAAATCTAATCCTGTTACTGCCGCTACATTACCTGTTATCTCTAACATTTTTTGTAAATCGTTAGCATTATCTGTAACTGTTGCTAAAATACCTGAGCCTGATTGTATTTCTTCTAATGAAAAAGGAACTTTAGATGCAAACTTAACCATATTGTCAAATGCTTTTGCACCCTCATTTGTGTCTTTTAATAAAAATTTTAATCTAACTCTTAAATTTTCTAATTCTTTTCCTGTATTAACTAAATTCCTAATAACTAATCCAGCACCTAAACCAATAAAAGCATTTTGCAAATTAAATACTGCACCTTTAACTTTTGCTAAAGCACCTTGAACATTACCTAATGCTTGTTTAGTTTTATCTCGTGCTACTATGTCTATATTTAATTTTTGTGCCATTATTTATATTTTCTTGCTTGTGCTAGATTCTTTTCTTTATTATACTCATCTTGCTCTTTTTTCAAGTAAGCTATCCAAAGATTATAATGGCTTAAAGGCATATCTAATACCTTTTGAATTGGTAATTTAAGTCTATCAGCAACCACCAACAAAGATTGTATGTCAGGGTCGCTATTTACTTTTTTACAGATTCTTCTAGTGATGTATCTACAAGTATTTTATTTGCTATTGATGCAATAATATTTGAGTCTGCTTTTTTTTGTAGAGCAAGTTTATCAAATGGGTCAAAGGCTTTTACTAAATCGCCTTTGTCATTTTTAACCATAAGTTTCATCATTAATAAATCAACAAGAACTGTCAAATCTTGAAAGTTACTTGATTTTTTAAAAATAATATTTTTTTGCTCTAATGTTAATGGCTCTGAATAAAAAACAGATGGATTACCATGTTCGTCTTTCCATTCAGGAACTTCAATAGTGATAGTTTGCAGAGTCTCAAAATGAGTTTTTACTCTATCTATAACTGACATAAATTAATATTAAGCAGTTCCTCTTGTTAATGTTCCTGTGCCTTGAAAAGTAACCGATCTTGTAGTTATTCCATCTAATGTAACATTGACACTCATTCCTGTAACAATTCCTGATCCTGTAAAAGTCTCATCTCCTGAAGAATTACCTTCAGGTGCTAATATAAAAGCTATTGTTGTTCCAGCAGTTAATGTCTGTTGCGGAGAATCAGTTTCATCATAACTCAT